CACGTCACCGACCCCGGTCGACTCCTCGAGTTGAGAGTACGCGGCATCATATATCTTGGCAATAAATTCCCTTAGTATTTTACGGAATGGAGCGGGGTTTATTTCTATGCCCATAACGATAGCCGCGGATTTCATCCCACCGTAATTCTTAGAAATATATTTCTTTACCCGATCCATTTGTTTACTGGCTTCATCCACTAAAACCGATTGCATGTTAGCAGAAATCGAATCAAACCCAGACGATAATTCATTGAGCTTAAATTTCTTTTCGCGGGCGGTCATGCTCGTCCAGCGTGGTTCGGATTCAGAAAGTTTTGTAGCCTCACCTTCATCCGCCACAGCTTCTTTATCCGCCCCGGTATCATATTCCGGAACCGCGGCTTCTTCTTCCTTCTCCTCAATCTCAACTCCGGTTTTTTGCATGAGCCAATTCTGGTTTATTTTAATTATCCCAGCCCCTGCCAATTTGTCAATAAGTTGAAAGGCAGTTTCTTTACTTGCGTCCGATAACTGGCCCGGAGCTATTTTGGCATAAACATTATCTCCGAAATTTATTTTTACAAAATTCTGTAAAAGATATTTATCGATTACATTAACAATGTCATCGAGGAACGCCTGTTTTCGCTGCAAAAACATATTTTGAAAAGCTTCAATGCTTGCGCGGGCACCGATCTCACCTTGAGTCAACGCTTTCTCCGGGATCAGAAGGCCAAGCAGCATCCGGTCATCATTATATTTCATGCGGTTAATAAACGCGTCTGTCCTATCCTCACTATCAAGGATACCAATATCCCACAATTTATTTCCAGTTGTGTCAGAGGTGCTTGGTAATGCGACGGTTACACCCTCAATTAATTTACTCAAAATATTGAGCATGATGTCCTGATTATCAGTACCGTCATTTGTTTTCCCCGGCGGATACCAACCGCGCAGGATGCCAACACCTTTGCGCTCCAACCAGCGCATCGAAAATTGACGGAGTAAATTAGCATCATACCAGTACTGGTATATCGGTTCCATCGCCGATATACCGTAATATTGGCCCGACTCTAAATGATTTGTGAATAACAGAGCCTTCATTTCCTCGGCAAGAACATTAACCGAAAAATCTTGCCTAAAGCCCTGGAAGCTGCCGTCCTCCTCAACAAGGATTTCTATCGTTTCCGGGTCCAGCGATTTCGGCTGCCGCAATAAAATTCCATTAAAAGTTTTATCCTGGTCATCGAGTTTATAATTCAGATATCCCGATTTATACCTGATTTCCATAGCCTTGAAACCAAAATCGAGGCACTCCCCAGCGTCTGCGATCATACGCGTCCAAATACGGGAAAAAGATTTCTGAATTATTTCCTTGATTTCCGGGGAATCAGAATCGACCGTAAACGGGACGTTGCCTAGGCCAAGCTTAATAAAATTGAGACCGGCCCAGACAACGGGATGACGGCGCATAATTTTATATTGCTCAATCGTGCGGTCGCTGGAATAGAATAATATATTACTGAGCTTATTATATCGGTACAGATCACCGTACCGGGTAACGTCTTTGAGTAGTATATTTTTCTTCATACGCGGGACAGCTCCCGGTCTCGGCTAGATATCACCGCGGATTTCCGGCCAACCGCGCGGGTGAGGTCGCCGGTCAATGTTGTGTTAACTCCGATATCCATCTCTCGTATGAGGCAGGCTAACGCGTCCGGAGCATCAACCAAGTCGGCAAACTCGTTATAGTCCATAATTTGATTTATAAATTCGGGTTGGCAGTCATCAGCAAAAATAAGTTTACTCCAATTTTGTTTAAGAAATGTCAATATTTTTATATGCTTATTCTGATGTTCCATTCTACCCACTACCGCAGGAAATTTATTGCCGAGGTCGCGCGAGCTATAGCCCTTATCGGCGGTAACATCTACGTAGCAAGTACCGGCCCGCTGATATTTAAGATTAGATACGATGTCATCATATCTTTCGATAACGTTTTCCGGCCAAACCCAACCCCGGCAATATATTTCATTCTCATGCATCGCAATCATGGCGAGAGCGGTGCTATCCTTACCCTGGTAAGATGGATCGACCCAGGCGTTTATTACGGTCGCGTTGTACGGCCATTTACCATAACGCGGCTCGGAAAATAATTGCTCGGAATCCGCGACGTGTTTTAATTCATAATTCGCGGAAAAAAGACTCGCGCCAAGCTGTTGTTTCAATTCCAAAATCTTGGCGGAGTCGAAACCCTTAATCTCAATCGAGCCCACGGCAAATTTTTTTGGGGCAGGGAGTAACTGCCAACCGTCATCTCTGTGCCAGGTCGTGCCGGTATAACACGTTGCGCCATCAACGGTTGATATGTTTGTCAGCTCGCGAATAAAAACTTTTGTGTTTTCACGCTCGGCACGGGATACACGATCTTTAATCGTAATGATGTCATCGGCAAAAATTTTTGTATAATGTCCGCCGGTTATGTTCCCGCCAATGCCAAGACAATCAATATTATTTTCAGGTGTCACTATTTTTTTTGTCGAGATCGAGAGTGCGGAATCGCGCCAGGTGCCGCCACGTATGTCATTGACATGGAAATAACTTGCGTTAATCCAACGCATAGACTCGGACTCAAACTGCAATTTGACCGCCTTCACCACGTCCGCGGATTGTTCCCAGGATTTGCGCAGAAATAAAATTCTTTCGTCGGGGTTAAAAAACGTTAGCCACCACACTGCGCCAACTATAAGAATCGAAGTTGTTTTAAATGAATTACGGTGAGCTTGTAATGCGCGTTGTCCCCGGCCAAGCCAGCAATTTAAAATCCAATCTGAATGAATTTGAGACAAGTCGTTATAACCAAGAAATTTACCAAACGCGTGCGGAAATTTCATACAAAATTCAGCGTCGGCTTTTGTGAATACATCATCATTTTTCGGCATTGGCGGCCTGTTCTATCTCAGATTTAATATTGTCAAGTTCTTTCCGCTTCTCGACATAATTAACATCGCCGGAGAGTTCCACCACCCGGCGATCCTTCCACTCATTCCACCGCCTATTTTTTAACCAAAAAATCATTGCCGTATCAGACGCAGGGATGTGTTTAGTTATTTCCTCTTGAGTATGTCCATTTTTTTCGGAGTCAATAATGCGCGTCTCCGTTATCTCGTAACCCTGAGCCCGCTTGTATAGACTATCAACTATTTTATCGTCAGCATATTTTTTTGCTGGGATCATTGCTGGGTCAAGTGTCGGATTTTCTTTGCGCCAGGTGTAGAGGGTACGATCTGAAATCCCTATTTTTTCGGAAATTTCTTTATTTGTTAATCCCTCCTGTGCAAGCTCTATAATACGCGCCCTGATTTCAGGTCCATATTTTACGGTGCAGTTAGGTTTTTTCCTGGGCATATTTTTTAGGCCTGTGACATTGAAATAACTTATAGTATAGCTATATCATAGCAGCGCCGCGTTAGTTTGTCAAGTATTTTTTCAAAAAGTCGCTGTAACAAGTCAAAAAAAATGTTACACACCTGTTACAAAAATGTTACAAGATCCAGAATTCAATTCCGTCCACGCCTGTATGGACAAAACGCGGGTCGATAGAAATATATTAACCATTTGTAACATTTGCTCCAGAATTTCGGGATTTTCCAATCCCCCCCTAAGGGATTTTTATTTATTTATTTTATTTATTTCCGGCCTATAGACCTTTTCAAGTCTGTTACATGTTACAAAAGATATTTCCATACTATTATAAGATCTAAAATTATACTCTATTCTGCGTTTTGTCCATACAGGCGTGGACGGAATTAAACATTCAATTTTCTGTATATTTGTCAATAAATAGTGTAACAGACTTGTTACAAAATCTGGCACTTGTTACAAAATCCGCCCTATAATCCTGCTATTTTTATATGCTATAGTTTATATTCCCGTCCTATAATCCTGCCATTTTTATATGCTATAGTTTATATTTTGCGGTTTTGAGTGGGTTTCTTCTATTATATAGCGTATATTTTAATAAAAAAAAATTAAAAAAAAACTATAAAATAAATAAAAAAT